CACGTATCAAACTCGCTGTAAGAACGGAATATGAATACCGGGTACGTTTCATGAAGCCGCGACCGCACGCTCTCGAGTTGCTTTCATATTTAAAGACTGAAAGTTATAAGACCGGCCTTATTACCGATTGCGGAGCAGAAGTGCCGAAACTGTACAAAGATACACCCTTCGCTCCGTTAATTGATGCAGTAGTGTTCTCCTGTCTGGAACGTGTACAAAAACCCGACCCGCGTATTTATCGTATAGCCACCGGGCAGCTCAAAGTAAGTCCTGAAAGCTGTCTCTATATAGGTGATGGAGACAGCAACGAACTGACCGGCGCCTTGCAGGTCGGCATGCACCCTGTATTAATCCGTAATCCTGAAGAAGACCGCAGCAACGTTTACCGCACGAATTTCGAAGGCGATGATTGGGAGGGACCAGTGATAGCATCATTGAAAGAAGTAAAGAATCTGTTAAAATAACTGCATGAGAACGATTGATTTCTCTTTGATTGAACTAATCCCTTCAGATAAATCATATCGCGAATTCAGCTATCAGGTGAAAAAAGAGGCCGAAGGCGATTATATAACCGAAATCTGGGGCTGGGATGAAAAAATTCAGAGGGATTTCCATACGGACGACTGGAATAAACGCAGGCCGAAAATAATTACCTACGATGGTAAACCAATCGGCACGATTTGTATCATGGAATACGATGAGTATATCGACGTCAAACAGTTTTTTATTATGCCCGAATACCAGAACAAAGGCATCGGGTCTTACCTGCTGAAAGGTGTTTTAGATACGGCCGACCGTACCAGTCGCATAACGAAACTGGCGTTTTTACAAATAAATCCCGTAGCCTCATTATATAAACGAAATAATTTCGTCACCGTCGACGTCAAGAACCATTTCTGTTTTATGGAGAGAAAACCACGACGCTATGTATCTGAGGAGCAGGAACCAAGTTACGAAGTATAAAGCAGTAATATTCGACCTAAACGGAACACTCATAGACACTTTCTCACAGTCAGAATACGAAGGCGTTCTCGGGGAGATGGCCTTGGCCCGTTTTCTGAATACCCCGTTCATCCCAAACATCTGCACATTCAAACGTCCAGATGTTCTCGGGTATCAGTCTCGGGCAACCGACGCTTTTCGAGGTGGCTGTATGATACTACGCCCCGGAGACAACCCAGACCATGCTTACGTGCTAACAACACTTGATCTGGAAATGAAACGCGGATTTGTCAGAGGATGGATATGGGGATACGAGGGAATGGTCGATGAAAACTGGTACGAGGGCGACGATATGGCTCGTCGTCTACGTCCGGGAGACCCGGCATGGTTAATTGAACAACATCAACTATACGGATTGGAGACCCTACCAAATGTGGATCGTGCAGCAGCAGAGTGACGGACTGTGGCGTGACGTCTGCCGGTTCGACGACGAGACAGACGCAGAACTTTACGCCATGCACATGGTTGACACGTACCGGATTGTGTACTACAAAACCGGACACCAGATGGACATTGAGGAGTACCTGTCGTGAAGATTGAAGTTGAACTTCACAGTGACTTTGCGGATAACCTTGTCACTGCCTCCCTGAAACAAAGCCTATCGTATCTGAGGCATGAGCATGACGAATACATGCGACGCTGCGTCCTCCATACTTTGTCGTTCTACATGAATTCCGAGGAGTTCGCTGCCTTCGAACGCAGTCTGACCGGGGACAACGCCGAGGACATTGAGGAAGCCCTCCGTGTACAGGCGAAGGAGATTGAACTCGACAGCACCTATCCGCCGGATGCACCGTCTGACTTCCTGAAGGAAGATACGCTGGAGTGGAAGGCTGCCGAGGAAATCCGACGACTCCGCCTGATGGTTGACGAACTGACCAACCGCAGGTGGGAAGAAAAGATTGTCAACGATTCACGATTTGATGGTTGACATGTGCGGGAGAATCGTCTAGGTTCTCCCCCTGCACGTTACCGGGACTTCGTGCACCCACAAACCCGAAAGGAAAACATCATGGCTGCATTGCGTGGAAAGTGCTACTGGGCGAAGGTTCATGAGCCGGAACCGAATTACTTCGACCCGGAGAAGGTTGAGTACTCGATCAACATCGGTCACCTGACCGACGATGACAAGGCTCTCCTTCAGAGTCTGAATCTTGGCGACAAGATCAAGACCGACAAGAAGGATGTCATGGGCGACTTCATCCAGTTCAAGGCGAAGAACGTCAAGACTATCTACAATCGAGAGACCGGGGAGCGTGACGAGATTGAGAACACGATCATGGTCGTGGACGCTGATCTGAATCCTGTTCCCACGGACGTGCTTATCGGTAACGGTTCCGAGGTTGTGGTCTCCTTCCAGCCGATCCACTACAAGAAGCTGAAGAAGTGGGGTGTTGAACTCCTCGGCATTCAGGTTCTTGAACTGAACGAGTACAGCCCCGGTGCTGATCCGATGGCTGACTTCAAGGCCGCTGCCTCCGGCAGTGAGTCTGCGTTCGCAGCATAGTACATTGTCATGAAGAATATTAATACCATAACTGATGATCTACAGACGATGTTCGACTTCGGGGTCTCGTCTCCTGATCCCCGGAATGTCGAGCGGTTCCTGACTGACGTCAAGGAATCGGTTCTCCGGTCTATCGGGGAGACAACGTCTGGCCCGTCCAATCTTCGGATGTCTAATCTTGGGCGGAAAGATCGTCAGCTTTGGTACGATATTCGACGTGGTAGGACCGGGGGCCTCCAGTATTCAACCCGCATCAAGTTTCTGATGGGGCATATCATGGAGGCCCTCGTTCTTTTCCTCCTGAAGGAGGCAGGACATACCGTCGAGGACGAGCAGAAGACGCTGGAGGTTGATGGTGTCGTCGGGCACATGGATGCCCGGATCGACGGGGTCATCACCGACGTGAAGACTACGTCCCGATTTGGATTCCGAAAGTTTGCAGACGCCGAGGCGCTGACATCCGACGATCCGTTCGGGTACATCGGGCAGGTGTCTGCCTACGCTCATGCAGAGGGGGACAGCCGGGCTGCCTTCCTTGCAATCAACAAGGAATCGGGGGAGATCGGCGTCTGCACTGTCTCCGGTAACCAGATGATCAATGTCCCGGAGCGAATTGCCCATGTCAAATCCGTACTCGATTCTGATGCTCCTCCACCTCGGTGTTACGATCCGGTACCAGAAGGCGCGTCGGGGAATATCGGTCTGCCGAAGATGTGTTCGTATTGTGATCACCGATCTGAGTGCTGGTCCGATGCAAATGCTGGTCGAGGTCCGCGAGGATTCCGATATTCCAACGGAGTGAAGTACCTCCTCCATGTAGCCCGTGAACCAAATGTCCCGGAAGTCTAACCTAGGTCATTGGAAAAATCCCGGAAGGCTGAAGCTGGACCCTGAAGAATCCTTCGGCTTTGTCTATCTGATTGTGAACACGCTGACCGGGCGGCGGTACATCGGGAAGAAGCAGTATCACCGATACTCGAAGGGACGTCGTCGTGGTGTGTCGGACTGGAGGACATACACCTCGTCGTCCCGGGAGGTGAACGAGGACATCACCCGGCTTGGGAAGAAGAACTTTCACTTCGAGATACTGGCAGAGTTTCAGACCCGTGGTGGGCTAACGTACGGGGAGACGAATCTACAGCACGTAGCCGACGTGCTGACACTGGCTGACGAGAACGGTAACCGGATATTCTATAACGCATTCATCGACAAGATACGTTTTATCCCGGGAGAGTTCCTTTCTGACGCCGCCAAACAGAGAGTTGTTCGCCGTGTCAGAAATTACAGTTGACGATGGACTCCTCGATCTGCTATTAGACGAGGCAGCCCGGGACAACAGGCAGGACCCTCACCGTCTGCTCTTCCTTGCGGTAATCTTTCAGGCACTCCTTGACGCAACCAAGCCGGAGAACGAGAATGAGTCGGCAGAAGCGGTACTGGCCCGGGACAGGGCGAAGGGATGGTTCTTCGCCCCGGCTGGGGTCACGGCCACAGATTTCGAAACAGTCTGTGACCTTGCCTCCGTCGATCCCATGCAGGTCAGAACCTATGCAACCCGGGTTCTCCGGGACGGGACAGAAACATTTGTCAGAAGGAAGATCAATGCGATCCTCAACCACTAAGACCAAGTCTGACGGCTGGTCTACCGACTACTACGAACTGCCCCCGGGTGCCCGGGAACTTCAGGACCTTATCGAGTACAGGGACATGAACTTCTCTGTCGGTAATATCTTCAAGGCTGCGTACCGCCTTGGCCGGAAGGAGGGGGCTGACACGCTCTACGATCTGCGGAAGATCGTGTGGTACGCCGAACGGGAGATAGCCCGGCTGTCGTCGAACGAGGACAACGCACCAATGTCGTCGAACGAGTACTGCCTGTTCTGTGACGAACGACACACCAGTTTCTGCCCGTACGAGGGGACTGAGATGAGCGAGTACAACGATCTTTACGAGGACACCGACAAATATGAACAGCCCTGAACGTACCCTCCATCTTCCTGCGTCTGACTCCCACTTTGCCGGGGCAGGGTGGGATTACCAGAAGCCGCAGCGCGAGGCTGCCATCGCCGCCTGTCGTCAACACCGGACTGCTGTCGATGTCGGTGCACACGTCGGTATCTGGACACGCCGTTTCGCCGAGGTCTTCAAGTCTGTCTGGTCTTTCGAGCCGTGCCCGGAGAATCTTATCCCCCTATACCGGAACACTGACGGGCTGGAGAACGTGGTCGTCAACGATGCAGCCGTTGCAGAAGGTCCGGACGTCCTCGCCCTGAAACGACTCAGGGCCGACAACTCCGGCATGTGGCGTCTGGCCGGACCCGGGGAGGAGATCAAGTCGAACTCCTACTTCGTCCGTGTCGTTGCCCTTGACGATCTCCAGATTCCTGATGTTGACCTGATCAAGATCGACGTGGAGGGGATGGAGCCTCGTGTTCTACTCGGTGCCCGGCAGACGATCCAGACGTACCGGCCTGTCCTCTGCATCGAGGCGAAAGAATCCGATTCTGAGGAACGGATCAATATGGTTCTTGACTACTTCGAAGTTCCGTATAAGATGAGCCGGGTCGGATCAGAAGCTATCTACATCCCGGAGTAAATCATGGCAAAGAAGATGACTGGGTTTGAGAAGCAGCGCATTCTCAAGACCCACAGCCGTCGGCGCAACAAGCCGCACGGGCGACGACATGCAAAGAAGATGTCTCCCAAGTCTAACATTTTTAATAAGCGAGGATTCTACCTGTGAAGGCTACGTATGTATCCCATATGGGGGACGATAATCTTGTGGCGGATGCTGCACGGGTGTCGTTTGCCAAGAAGGCGTCTGAATATACGCCGGAACAGAACGACAAACTGATCGGCTATCTTGCCCGGCATGGGCACTGGACCCCATTCGGACATCCGCAGGTAACCATCCACGTCGAGGCTCCTATCTTCGTCGCCCGACAGCTTGTCAAGCATCAGATAGGTCTGGTGTGGAACGAAGTTTCTCGGCGGTACATCGACAGTAAGCCAGAGTTCTTTACCCCCCGGTCATGGCGTCCACGGGCCAAGCATAACAAGCAGGGTTCCATCCGGGAAGACCAGATCGGGGACATGAGGGCCGCGTACGCTGTCTATCAGGACACTGTCCGGGTTATGGTTGATGCGTACGACGATCTTCTGGCCCTTGGCGTTGCCCCTGAACAGGCACGTATTGTCCTGCCCCTCTCGTCCATGACCGAGTGGTACTGGACTGGAAGTCTGGCTGCATGGTCTCGGGTATACAACCTGAGATCAGGTGAGGATTCTCAGGTAGAAACCTCCGAGATCGCCCAAGACATTGGGGAAATTCTGGAGGAGCTATACCCGGTAAGCTGGGATGCTCTGACCACAAGGAGCAGTCAACATGCGTCGTGAAGCACAGGATTATATCGGAAGCAAATTGGCGTCGCAGCGGCTGGTCCGTAGGATCAAAGATTACTACGCCAATCGTGGTGTCCAGAATGTCCGTGTCTGGGTGGAAGAATTTCAGCACGGAAATCAGACATACTATCAGGTCCGCTCCAACTTGAGGTTCGAAGTTCCCCATGTCTAATCATCTGCCAACCCAATACCAACAGTTCATTGCCCTGTCCCGCTATGCCCGGTGGCTCCCCGACGAGGGACGCCGGGAAACATGGTCGGAGACGGTGGACCGATACATCGACAACGTCGTCCGCCGGGCTATCCCCGGGGAGGATACGGTTATCAACAACATCCGGGACGCTATCCTGTCCCTGTCCGTCATGCCGTCCATGCGGATGCTGATGACGGCAGGACCGGCCCTCGACCGGGACAACACTGCCGGGTACAACTGCTCGTACATTGCCGTGGACGATCCCAAGGCATTCGACGAGGCCATGATGATCCTGCTCTGCGGGACCGGCGTCGGCTTCTCTGTCGAACGACAACACATTGCCCGTCTCCCGGAGGTCCCGGAGAAGCTGTTCGATGCGGAGGACGTGATCGTCGTCCACGACTCGAAGGAAGGATGGGCGAAGGCGTACCGTAAGCTGGTCGCCATGCTGTACGCCGGGGAGATTCCCCGGTGGGATGTCTCCGGTGTCCGCCCGGCGGGTGCCAAGCTGAAGACGTTCGGGGGCAGGGCATCAGGCCCGGAGCCGCTGGTCGATCTGTTCCGGTTCACCATCGACATCTTCCGGAAGGCTGCCGGTCGTCGGCTGAACAGCATCGAATGTCACGATATCATGTGCAAGATCGGGGACATTGTCGTTGTCGGGGGCGTCCGCCGGTCGGCCATGATCAGCCTGTCGAACCTGTCGGACGACCGGATGCGACATGCCAAGTCGGGCCAGTGGTGGGAGGGGAACGCCCAACGTGCACTGGCTAACAACTCGGCTGTCTATACCGAGAAGCCTGACGTCGAATCCTTCCTCCGCGAATGGACTGCACTGGTCGAGTCGAAGTCTGGCGAACGTGGTATCTTCGCCCGGTACGCTGCCGAGGCACACGTCGCCTCCCGGGGTCGTCGGGAGACTGGTCATGAATGGGGGACCAACCCCTGCTCCGAGATCATTCTCCGGTCGAACCAGTTCTGTAACCTGACGGAGGTTGTCGTCCGGGCCGGGGATACCCGGAAGACGCTGGAAGACAAGGTCCGTCTTGCCACGATCCTTGGGACGATCCAGTCTACCTTCACCAAGTTCCCGTATCTTCGCCGGGTCTGGACGAAGAACACGGAGGAGGAACGTCTGCTGGGTGTCAGCCTGACCGGTATCATGGACAACCCGATCACCTCGGCCCCTGACCCGGAACTGCTCCGTCATCTGCGCGACGTAACCGTGCACACCAACAAGGCATGGGCCTCGATGCTTGGCATCCCTGCCTCGGCAGCCATTACCTGCGTGAAGCCGTCCGGGACTGTCTCCCAGCTTGTCGATGCAGGGTCCGGTATCCATGCCCGACACAGCCCGTACTACATCCGGACTGTCCGGGGCGACGTGAAGGACCCACTGACGACCCTGATGAAGGACGAGGGCGTCCCGTGGGAGCCGGAAGTTTTCCACCCGGATTCGACTGTCGTCTTCTCGTTCCCGCAGAAGGCACCCGGCGGGGCTGTCACCCGGAACGACATGACTGCCATCCAGCAGCTAGAACTGTGGAAGATGTACGCCCTCAACTGGTGCGAACACAAGCCGTCTGTGACGATCAGCGTCAGGGACGAGGAGTGGGTGGACGTCGGGGCGTGGGTCTACCGTAACTTCGACATCTGTTCCGGGATCAGCTTCCTCCCGCACTCGGATCATACGTACCAACAGGCCCCGTATCAGGACTTCGACAAGGCTGCGTATGATGAACTGCTGGGCCGTATGCCGGTGACCATCAACTGGGGACGGCTTGGGGAGTACGAGTCGGACGACAACACATCGGGGATGCAGACTCTCGCATGTACCGGGGGAGTGTGTGAAATTGTCGATCTCACCAAATAAACCTGCGCCTCACGCTACCCAGTGCTGTAAGACCTGCCGCCTCGACGAGAACAAAGAGTACTGTGTCGGGTGCGGCAGGACAGTCGAGGAAATCAGACAGGCGTACGAGGACTACAAAAATTCCCTTGTGAAGAAATAAGGGTCCGACAAAGATGGGGGTGGAG